CCAGAACCAAATAATTGCTTCCTAAGACCAAACAACAACAATCTTGCTGCTACGTACTGATAATTATAATGCTCTAAATCAATCAAATCACTAGCAGATCTAACAAGAATTTCTTGGATATCTGATGTTTTGATCTTATCATAGAACTGAAGACCTGAATTCATCTCCACCTGTGAAGCACTTACACCACTACCAAGACCTTCACAAGCATCTTCTACCATTCTATGAACTTTGTCTAGGTTCAAGGGTTCTACAGAACCATCTCTCTTCTGAACATGTATCGTACTCATACTTTCTTCCAATCGTTTAGTCTAAGGTTTGCTTCTAGTTTATGATATACATTAGATTCTACCACCTTTTGCACATCATGTCCAGCTAGGTACATGTCATTGATGTCCTTTTGCTGTATATGTTTAGGCCATATTACGACCTTATCTCCTCTGTCAACTGACTTTGAGATTCTGTTGACGATTTCTCTGTTACGTGGTTCGTTATCATAAATCCAAATATAACTGCTCCAGTTATACGACCTAGGATCAACATCAGACCCAGCCATCGCAACGGAATTCTGAATGAAGGTACTGTCAAACGGTCCTTCAACAATGTAAACTGGTTCTTTATCATTTATTCTATCTTCTCCAAAGATTTTGGGTTTATCCTCATCAAGCATTATCGTAATGTATCTCATCTTTGCCGTAGGGGCTAACGATCTGCCTTGATATCCGAAGAGTCTACCATCTTTATCCCTGAAGGGGATTATAATACGAGGACTATCTTGTCGGCAGTTATCAAAGGTTTTTTTCTGCTCATTAGTCCAAGCCTTAAACTTAGGACAATAGTAGAAGTAATCTAAGTCTTTGATCCCTCGTTTTTCAAGATATTCTCGTGCTGGATGTTCAGTATTTAGCTCTGAAATTTTCTCTAAATCTACATCACCCCTATTAAAATTTGGGGGTGAAAAATTAAATTTTGGATTAGGTGTAGTAGTACCCTTGCCAGTCCTACCATCCTTAAATTTCTCCATCACATATTGGTCATGAAGAAACGTGTCTTGATCCTTTAAAAAATTTGAAAGTGTTCTACCTACACCACAATTGTGGCACTTGTACATAAAATCATTCTTGATTTTAAACAAGTAACCACGTGCTTTATTCTTTCTCTTCTGTGAGTCACCACAATAAGGACACCTGAAATTAAAAAGATCTGCCTTCTTCTTAGTGAAGAGCGACAGACGAGGTGAAACTAATTGTATGTACTTTACGTCAAGGTATGACAAATCACATAATCTGAGGTGATTCTATAATAGCAGGAGTTGCTACTGGTGTCAACCTTGGTTGTGACGGTTCAAATGCTGGTCTAATGATTCTTTGTCCGACTGGACTAACGATGAAAGATATAACAGAAAGAGCACCAAAAATAGACCACATCTTCTTTTCCATTGTGCGAAGACGGTTATCAACCTTTCGTATATCCCTTTCGCATCCATCTTTGATCTCCTGTGCTTGCCTGTTTACCTCACGATGAAGACTCTCCACCTTTTCAAACAAGACAGCATCAATTCTATCCTGTTTATCTAGTTTCTCATCATGAACAGCAAGCATCTGCCCCATCTTAATGGAATTATCTTGAAGAGTTTCAATGACACGTTCAAGTCTTTCTACTATAGCATCGTTGCCCCTGAGTGCCATCAGACATTACGAATGGCGAAGTCCAGTGCTGACTGGAATGATCCAGCATCTTTGTTCAGCATGTACTGGAACTGCTTCTTATGCTCATCATTCTCAAGGCCTGCATATGCAGCAGCAATTCTCTTAGCAGAGAAGTTATCTAAATTCTGTGAGGAACCATCAGCAAAATCAATTTTAGCAAAGTGTGTCTCGCCACTAGGATTAAGTTCACTAGTTGCTACATCAAGTGCAACTTGTACAACATCTTGTCCTTCATTAACCATTTTATCACCTTCCAATTCTGTAGAGTTGTTTAATTTTTTTAATTTCTTTTCTTGACCAGTGGCCTTTGCCTTAAAGTCTTGAAGACGTGCTTTCATAAGAGTATCCATCTCTGCACTCTTTCTTTGCATAGACTTCTTCGCTTGATCCTTCTTAGATTGAAGATCTTTCTGGCGATTAAGCTTCTTCTTTTGAGCAATCTGTTTCTGTGCTCTCTCAGTATTAGTGGGAGCTGATTCAGAAATTTGTTTTTCTTCTACCTGTTCCTTTTTCATTTTCCTTTTATTAATACGAGACATCAGATCTTTGGCTCCAGATGTACGACCATCAACTTGGTCTTTGTTGCCTTTTTTATAACGTCTGTGTTGTCTTGGATTTACCACTACAAATGCTGGTGGTAGTGCTAATCCAGAACCATCTCCAGCTTTCATATCAGATTCAACTCCTTTAAACAGTCGTCATTTACATCATTATTTAGCGATGGAGGAAGTCTATCAAGAAATAATAAGAAGGCCTTCATCACTGGCCAATAGTTCTTCTCTATTTTAAAGAAGAGTAATGGTGTTGCAGCATCACCAAACACATTATATAATAGTATAATATGATTAAGTATCAAATGCTTTTTAAGCTCTCCCGTAGTTTCAAACCTACGGAAGAGCCTTTTGATGTACTTGAACTTTTTTATATCCTCCTCAAAGTCAGCATATGTAACTGACTGAGGATTATTATAATTTTTAATAGCAAAGATAGTCCAGTTATCTGGAGTCAATTCATCAAATTTCATTTACATTACTATGTAACTGTTAGTGTTGCAGCATTAGATATAACCTTAGTAGCACCTTGTGATGTACCAACTATACATCTATACTTATTACCGTTGTCACCAGCTGCTGTTGCTGCTGTTGTGTATGTAGCAGTAGTAGAGTTAGATCCTGTAGTAGTATTAGCGAAGTTAGTACCATCTGTACTGACTTGCCACTGATATGTTGCTGTAGCACCTACTCCATTTACATTAACTGTAACGTCTGAAGCACCACCATATGTACCAGTTCTGCTAAGTGTTAGTGTATCATTGTCAGTGTATCCACCACCTTTACCAACTAATGTAGCTGTAGCAGCACCGTTAGCATCAACTACAAGAGTAACAGTAGCACCTGATCCAGTACCACCTGTTGCTGCTATTGCAGTATATGTACCAGCAGTTCTTCCTGCTGTGTTTCCAGCATTGGCAGCACCGTCAATTGCGGATGCTTCACCTGTTGGGACAGCAACAACTGAGAATGCTTGTGTATTAGTAGCAGCAACAGATGCGTTAGCAGGTTGTGTACCAATAGAAACTGTAGAAATGAAGTCACCAGCAAGAGTATCATCTGCCTGTGTCTCACCAGAGTTTGCTTCACCACCAGCAATAAAGACTACTTGTTCTGCCTTATGACGTGGGTTACCAGCACTATCATTATAGGTGAAGTATGACCACCAACCAGGAGCATTCAATCCCCTATTTTTGTTCTGTGCAAGTGCTGCTTCTGTTTCGTCAATATAGACTATTGTTTTTGTTTGTGAATCCGTAGCAACACCAATACCAGCTTTGGTTTTGTTAGCATTGCTGTCATCACTTCCGTAAAGAGACATTGATACGCTCCGAATAATTTACCATTTCTACATCTTATTTATAAAGTGACCTTCTTGTCTTCATAGTACTTGACTGCTGCATCATAATAGTCACCAATATTATGATCTGCCACTCCATCAAACCTTGTATCATTTTCATCCTTCAGTTTAATTGCTGGATGAGTATGTACATAGCCAGCCAACCAAGGAGGAGTCCCTGCAACAATGTCATCACCATGCACAAACCGAAGATGTTCAAGATCTTTAATTCTCCTTCTTAACCTACGTCCACCTGGTCTTGGTGAACCAGCAGTTACTAGTCCAATATTCTTATTACCTGAATCCCATAGTGCTTCAGCAATAAGTGTAGCAGTAGCACCACCAAGTGAGTGACCTGCTAAGATTAATTTCCTCTTAGGATCCAATGCTTCATAACCAATCACTAGTGATGCTAGTGTCCTATTAGCATTGTTTCTAAATCCTCTGTGGCAATCGTCTCTCTTAATAAGAAACTTTAAATTTGTTACCCAGTCTGTAGTCTCTTTGGTTCCTTCTACTGCAAGAATGGTATGTCCTGCAATCTTCCTACTGACTAGAAAATCATCTGAATGGGGATAGACATCCCGACAGCACTTAAGTGCTTCTAATACTACTTCCTTTGATAATGTCATAATATACCTCAACTATTTTATTCTTTAACCCCTAAGGCCTTGTCTGGAGTCTCAGGATGCTTAGGCATAATAGAAACAGAAGTACCGCCCTTCAACTTAACTTCCTTCTTACCTTTCATCTTCTTCTCACTCTTCTTAGGTCCATTATCCACATCATGACCTTGATATTTGTCACCGAATGCTTCTTGGAATGCTTTAAAAGACTTCATGAGTTTTATTTTTATTTATATACAAGTAGTTTACCTTTTACACCACATTACTAAAGAAGATCTTTTACCTTTTTCAACTGGTTTTACTTTATGAACTAACATAGATGAAAAAACAACCATACTTCCCTGTTGTTCATCAATTTCTACCCAATTATTTGGATATCTAATACAAAGATTACCTCCCTCATATTCATTTCTAGGTGATAAAAATAATGAGGTAGAAATATCACGATCAAGATCTAAAGTTTCACCACTATCTGTATGAGCATTATAATACATGCCCTCAGTATATTCTGCATATTGTATTGGTTCAATAGTAGTCAGAGGAAAATTAAAATTCTCAGAACTAACTTTAACCACACAATCAATAGCCTTTCTTATCATAGGCATCTCATCAGGTGAAATAAAAGTATTAAGAGAGTTCCTAACATCTTTAATAATACTTGATTCGTTAGATACAGGTACAGTTACATCTGATGATCTACACTTATCAGTACAATAATCAATAATTTCTTTACACTCTATATGTGTAAAGACTTCAGGAATTGTAAAATAAGATGCTATCATACCCAACGAGTTAACGTCAATTCAATAGAGTTATCATCCATCTCCCACTCTTCTGCTACCTGCCATCCATCTTCCTTCATAGTATTATGAATAGTCATCCTAGCATACTGTTGTGTTACCTTATCAATGAACCTAGATGGTGGAACATTCAAACTCCATGTCTGATCATCAGAATATAGATCATAACTATGTGTCTGTTCGTTCCAACAGAAACCAATGTCACGTGCTACTCCAATACAAGCATTCATAACAGGATGATCCTCTGCATGAGATGGGTTCTCAATTATTAAATCTTGATTTTCATTAGTAACATACTGAAGGATCTCCAATGCTTCTAGCAATGTCTCCTTCTTCTTCAACTGAGTCTTGATAGTACTAAAGTGTGACATTTTGTTGCTCCGTTACGGTTGAGGTTACATAATGATCTGCTGTTTCTTGTGTGAAATGCACATGTCCTAGTGCATCTTCAACACGTTTTGTTAATCTCTCACAAGCATCTCCATAGACACCCATGACTTCTTCCTTTACCATACCATCTTGTGTGATGGTAAACTTAATAGTTTCTTGTGCCATTTGTTACATCGTAAAGTGTTATTTAGTAATGATCCTCTAATCCTTCTACTGGTTTAACTTCCCAGTCCTTACCATAATATTTTTCTAGAATATTATGATGTGGAGCACGATCAAGTTGCTCCTGAGTAAATGTAATCTTAGGTGGTGGTGGTGGTGGAAACAACTCTAGTTGTATACCATGTGCTTCCCAAAACCATTCCTCTGGATCCTCTCCTTTCATATGAGTAAACCCATAGAAAGAACCATCATCCCTTTGGTATAAGAAATGATGGTCATGTGGATTAAGTAACCACATCTTCTGGATCTTATCGGTGATTTTATAACCGATCTCTTCCTTTGTGAATTTCTTCATGCTGCCATTATAACAGCAACTCTGTCTTTTGTCTAGTCCTACTTCTTATAGGACATAATCTTAGCAACCTTCTTGCTCTTATACTTGCGACCTTCTGTAGTTTCACATTCTGTCTCTTCTTTAGCAACCTTAGTAGTATCTTTAATACCAGCACCATGTGACTGCTTCTGTCCAGATGATAATGATCCTTGTCCCATTGTCATAGACCCCTTAAGAGCAACAGGAGGCTCACCATCATTAGCACTATCAGTTTGAGCAGTATTAGCAGAAGTATTATCACTTACACCCAACTCAGGTATAGTAGGTAGTCCAGCAGACTTATCAAATTCTATAGGAGGTAATTCTCCTATAGGAGTCTTGAATGCTCCACCTTCACCACCACCTTGTTTCTGTTGAAAAGGGATGCCTTCTTCCTCAATAGTACTATTCTGAAAGGTATCTCCTCCCATCCAATTCTCATACATTTTCATTAAATTCTGTGACCATTCATCAGTTGAGGTTACAGCATTAACGGGTCTCTGTTTTTCCATTTTATATTTTTAGACAGTGCTCTATGGTTTATTTATATCCCTAATATCCTTTACCCATGCACGAAACATCTCACCATCCTCAGTGACACAGATAACATAATTCACACCTGACCTATGGATCTTACCTTTCTGTCCTGTAAGGGCATTCATTACCACATCACCCTCAACAAAGATTTCTTTCTTGCGATAGTTCTGTCGCAATGCTTGCTCACGTAACTTCTTAAAGTCTTTCATAATAATGCCATGAATAATAATACCTGTTCGTCACTCAATTTATGTTTCTTAGGGAGACCCTTTTTAAACTCATCAATATCACCATCTCTTGCCCAGTTTCTCATCTTTGTACCTGATATAGAGAATGTTTTACCATCTGCATCACGCTGACCAGTAGATACAATCTCAAAATGTTTCATACTAAAGTCTACACTCTTATGGTTAGGATTGCAACCATTATAATTGTGTAGATACTGCATAGCATTAACCCTATCCGATCCTACCATATAAACACACTCATCATAGTCATGAGCAATATCCTTTGATGCTGTCATACAATATCTTACACACTTTTGTGGGTCAGAAGGGTTAATAGCAAGGATTTTCTTAGCATGATCAGGAAGTAACAACTTCATCCACGCCAACTTATCTCCTTGTTTAAGAGGATTATCCTTCTTATCATTTGTATGTGAAATGAAGATACGATAATCACAACCAGCTGATTGAGCAGCACTTTTAACGGCATTAAAACTATTCTCATGACCCCAAGTAACAGGTTGGAATCTACCATAAGTAATAAAAATTTTCTGACACTTTAACGCCATTGTTTCTGTAGGGTAAAGTTATTGTAGGCAAACTCAAGACGGTTAACAAACTTAATCATGTCTCCATCCTTATGTAGAACATAACCTTCTGGACCAGTGACCTTGTATCCTTTCTCAGTCTGAACATAAGTCCTGAAACTTTCTAGATGATCTAACTTATCAATCACAAACTGCTTGATCTCTTGAAGTTCCTTGTATAAATCAAGCATTGCTTTAAACTTAGGTTTATTATCCTCTAGATAATTTAAACTAGAATGAACTAGAGAGGCCTTCGCTACCTTAGTATTAGTAGTTTTAAGTTTCGCAAGCATTGCTTTAGTCTTATCATAATAAAAATTATAAAGACCTTCAAATGCTGTGTCTACATTAGCAATGTTACGGCGTTCTCTAATCTCAGCATTAAAAAACTGCTTCAAATAAGAAGACACATGCCACTTATCATCTCCTGTAGTACCAGAAAACTTAACTAGTTCATCAAGAAAATCCCCACAAGTACCACACTTCTTTTCAATAGATGCTACATGAGTATCAAAGGTTCTTTCTTCAGTATGATTCAATCCAACCTTATCCATAGGAGTATCATTGTCTACAATGAATACATTAGGATCATTATTAAATCTAACACCACCAGTACCTGCTCTAGCAGTCATATTTTCTAATAATTCTGATTGTCCAATATCTCTAGTATCCTGACCTCTATAATGTGTATGGAATACTATGCCAATCTTTGCTGCTTTTGCTCTCTTACCTATCTCATGATCTACAGGTATACCATACGTAATAGTATTAGGTCTAAAGGTATACAATCTCTCTCCATGAACTGTCTCTGTTTTTAAATCACCTGTAGTAAAGAGAAGATCACCCTGTATTACACCATCAATACCAAGACCTTTAAAATATTGTAGGGCAAGTTTTAATTTTATTGCTAGATCTGCTCTATCTCCATACCATCTATCAATCTGATCTGGGGAATAACATAACTTAGGATCCTTATTAAAGACTGCTTTAGTTCCAACAAAGAACAAACCATTTTTAGGATCCTTACCACATACTAAAGAAGGTGCTCCATCCCATTTAGTCTGCATAAAACCCGTACTGTTATCACAACCAAGCATCTTCCTTAGTTCCTGTAAGAAAGCAACCGCAGCCTTGCATCCCTCAACTCCATAGTTGAGCATCTCATCCTCAAGGTGTTCTAAATGTTTTAATTGTGTTACGTTTGCCATCAGGATATCTTCATGTATGGAGCAGAATTATCAGATTGAGAAGAAGCATACAAATATACAGCAGTCATCAAATCATTCCTTTTATTTGTATCAGAATATACAACATCAACTAATGTCATACCCATAAACTTAGAGAATACCCACTTTGATGTTTGTCTATTAATTTGTGCTACTGTCACATCATCATAATCTGGACCAATTTTATGTTCCTTTGCTATTCTACTAATTTCCTCTGCCATCTTAAGTTTACTAGAAGCTACCTTAGAAGCAGCAGCAATATCTTTGGTTTTATTATATCCAGTAGCCTTAAAAAGTCCTTTATTATTACCATATACTTTCTTAAGAATAGCATCCATAACACCACCACCCAACTTACCATGCTTAGCTTCTGTACCTAAGATTTCACCTTGCCATGTCTTACCAGCAGTATCAGTAGCACGGAACTGAATTTCAAATCCACCAAATAGATACACATCCATAGAACTTAATAGACTCTTAGCACCATCCTTCACTCCAGCACGACTAAATCTCTTCCTTTCCTTAACAGCACCAGTTTTATTAAAAGGTTTTAATGTACCAGTACTACCTGGTTTCAATGATTTTAACGATACTCCAACCAAATCCTCATCATCAAGATATTTCTCCATAGTTGTATTGAGAGTACCAAATCTCTTCTGTTCTTTCAAAGTTGCCAACATCTTACTTTCTGTAGATTTATCACAAAGATAAATGTCAGCAGGTGTCCACTTGTTTATGTTTGAAAACCCATTATCTTCTGGATCTCTATTAGTTGTTCTATTAACTCCTTTGAAATGTTCTTCAATTCCTTCTACTATACCCTTACCCCTATAAAAATAATAATCACCACCTTTATATGTTTTATATAAAGTATTAGCAGTAGCAATTGAAGTATCTAACCACTTAGGACTCTTCTGTAAAAAACTACAAACTTCTTCCATTGAAGCAGTAGTATCAACACGATCTGCTACATCTCTAAATGCACAATTACTACACCCCCAGTCCTTTGCTAGGTTTTTATTCCCCATACTAAAACGTACTGCTGTTACCCAACAAGCAGCACTCTCAAACATCTCTGTTGCTTTGGCTCCAGCACCAGAACCACCTCCACTACCACCAAAAGCAGCAGTCTTTTTTATCTTAGTAAGTGTTATCGGTTCATCAGTCTGGTTATTAGTATAGATTGCCCTTAGACATTTCTTACCAGAATACTTTTGTTTGAATCCATTACTATCACTTGGATCATCAAAGACCATCTCATCATTAAAGACTGCTTCACAATCATCAAGAAAATTAGGAAATTCTTTAACATCAGCAAATAATACTGCTTCTCCTTTTTCACACTCAATTTTTTCAGACATCCATATAGCACTGAAGACATTCATCAAGTACATGTCTCCATCTGGTCTATAGTTACCTAACTTCCTCCAACTGATGTTGCTCATTAGTCCACGCAGGTCTCCACATGGTATTTATTCCTTAGCTGGTATCAATGCTTTATACTTCTCATACAACTCACCAATCTTAGGTTCAGTTGAACGTGACTTCCACAATTGAGTGAGGATCTGTACCATATCCTCCATAGGAACTACTACAGATAAATTTCCATGAGTATATGGAGGTTCTGGTCTATTCATTGTAATTCCTCATAAAATATTTGATCTCCATACCCAATCATAAGTTTATTCCACTTACCATTCTCTAATTGTTGATAAACTTCTCTAATACTTTCCTTTGGTTCTGAATCAGTACTCCATGTTCTCTCCCACCAACCATTACCATCATCATACTGATAACCAAGGCCTTCTATCTTACCAATAAAACAATCCTCTTCCTTACCATCAACTGTACAAACTACATCACCAGGATCAATTGGTGGATGCTCGGCAACAAACCATTCTTTAATAGATTTCCAGTTCATCTGTCTCCTGCTGCTCTAACTTCTGATTTCTCTACTGAGAATGAACCACCTGGATATCTCTTCTCTAACTTCTTGACATTACCTCTGATAACATCGTCAAAAGGTACGTCCAAAGCCATACAAGCTTGTGCCACATACCACATAACGTCACCCAACTCAATAATAAGATGCTCTCTGTTATCGTTGTTCCAAGGCTTTCCCTGAAATACCATCTTTTTAACGATCTCCAGAAACTCGCCAGACTCAGCAGCAAGCCCAACGCCAGCAGTGGTAAGACGTTCAATATTGGCACCCTCTCTGTCAAGTTCACCCATACGGTCAGCAAGACTGACAAAATCCTTAGAACAATCGCATGTGACAGCATCGACGAACTTCTCATACTGTTCAAAA